CTGACGTACCTCTCGCAGCGGGGTTGCTCGAAGGCTACTCAGCCGTACATAAGTTCGGCATGGTTGAAGGCACTGATGGTACGGGCTGGAATACTATATGGACGGGTGCTGAGCAAGGTATTGCACTATACCCGTGGCCTGTAATCGCAGATGCCAGTGTAGTCAGCGTAGTTTCTACTTCTGGTCTTGATATTACTAACGTAACTATTCAAGGCTTAGACGACAGTTATAACTTTCAAGAAGAGACTATTACATTAACGGGCGTTACACCTGCAGTTGGTACCAAAACCTGGCACAGGGTAAATCGCGCTTTTATGGCCGGTACAGCTACTAATGTTGGTAGAATTGACATAAAAAATACCTTAAATACTGTAGTTAGTACAATTAAAATAGCACGGGGCCAAACGCTTCAATCATTTTATACAATTCCCGCAGGGCATACAGGCTTTCTTAAAACTATACAAATGGTAGCAAGTAAAGCACAGACTGCAGAAGTAATGTTATTTGCAAGACCTTTTGGAGGCGCTTTCCGAGCAACTGGTGGATCATTATTATACCAAATGGACCACACAATTGAGTATGCTTCTCCTGTAGTATTTACTGAGAAAACTGATATGGATATGCGCGTTATAGGGCCTGTAAATGCAGATGTTTCTGCGTCTTTCGATCTTACAATAGTTTCAAACACAGTTCTTTACGGTTCTTAGACAATGAGCGATACTTTAGAAGAATTAAATAACAACTGGACTTATAAATATGATATTGACCAGTACGCTGAAAAAGAGTACTGGCAAATCTTAAAGCAGGCTCCTTATGTGGGAGACTGTGAAGACTACTCCCTCACTCTTCTTTATAATCTTAGTGGCAAATCCATGAAGAGTTTTTGGAAAGAGATATTAACATTCAAAGCAAAAATGTGCTTCTGTACAGTGGGTGGAGAAGGTCATGCAGTTCTGCGCTACTACGGCATGTATATTGATAACATTCAAAGAAAGTGGTGCACAAAAGAAGATTTAGAAGAAAAAGGTTATGTATTCCACAGATTTTGGTATACCCCTTTTGACGTCTTCACAAAATTACATATTATAGGCAAAATTAAATGGCTATCGAAATAAGCCGGAGAGATATTACCGGTGATTATATTCATGATTTACAATCTGAGACACGATTCTTAAAACTCCCAGTACCTCCGTATTTGGATTTACTGGGTGTCGAACCGCTACCATCCCAGGTGGCAATTATTAATGCAATTAATAATCCAAAGTATCGTTTTGTCTGCGCCGCCGTCTCCCGAAGGCAAGGCAAGACTTACATAGCAAACATCATTGGTCAGTTAGTGTCTCTAGTGCCTGGCTCCAATATTCTTATTATGTCTCCCAATTATTCTCTGTCTCAGATTTCTTTTGATCTACAAAGGAATTTAATCAAGCATTTCGATCTCGAAGTAACAAAAGATAACGCAAAAGATAAAGTTATTGAAATTTCAAACGGTTCTACTATTCGAATGGGTTCCGTAAACCAAGTCGATTCCTGCGTAGGCAGAAGCTACGACCTTATTATTTTTGACGAAGCGGCTCTTGCAGACGGCAGAGATGCTTTCAACGTTGCACTTCGTCCAACTCTTGACAAACCAAACTCAAAAGCAATTTTTATATCCACGCCACGGGGTCGCAGCAACTGGTTCGCGGATTTCTTTCACCGTGGATACTCTGATGAATTTCCCGAATGGATTTCAATTCGTGCAACTTATAAAGACAATCCTCGAATGTCTCAATCAGATATCGATGAAGCTCGCAAATCTATGTCCGAAGCAGAGTTTCGACAAGAGTACGAAGCAGACTTTAATACTTATCAAGGGCAAATCTGGAAATTCGACTTTGAAAATTGCGTAGCAGACTTATCTCAGTTTGATACCTCCAACTTTGACGTATTCGCGGGGTTAGACGTAGGTTATAAAGATCCTACTGCACTTTGTGTAATCGCCTATGATTGGGATAATGATAAATTCTACCTTGTCGATGAATATTTAAATGCCGAGCGCACCACGGAGCAACATGCAGGAGA